CGAGAGCCTTTTAGGCTACAAAATTGAAGAGCGTTACGGCAACAACGGTAACGATCCTATTCCGCCGGCATTGCAGGAAGCTGTCTGCCAAATTGCCGCTTGGTGGTACGAACAGAGGGAAGCCGTCGGGGGCGTCATTTCATCTATTCCTCATGGGTGTGATGACATTATCCGCAGTTTTCGCGATTGGACATTTTGACATGACAGATAATGATCAAGCTTCATGGGATAAATTCCGCGCCCGTATGCAGGCTATACCGAAGGCCGTTCGCCAACAATGCGAGCCTGCTTTAATCAAGTCGGCAAATGAATTAGCCAACAGCATGAAGGACAAGGCACCAAAGCGCACAGGACGTTTAGCCGACAGCATAACAGTAACAAAGCCTAATGAAACAACCCCGCCCTATTCTCAGCCTGGTGGAAGTGCGACTGCTGAGGAATTAGAGGCGATTGTAACCGTGGGGAATAGTGATGTTCGTTATCCTCATTTGGTCGAGTACGGAACAAGCAAAATGCCCGCACAGCCTTTTTTTTGGCCGAGTGCTAGAGAGCTTCAAAAGCGGATTAAAGGCAGACTGAAACGGACAATCAAAAAGGCAGTAGAGGGGACTAAATGATGATCGAGCTAGCAATTCAAAAGGCTATCTATAAACGTCTTACAACGACGCCGGAGGTTCTCTCTCTTGTGCCTTTTAAGAACATTCTGGATCGCAACCAACAGCCAAAAGTCGATCCGTTGATACTGTTAGGTAGCGATCAGATTGTCGATGATAGCAGCAATATAAAACGGTGTAATTGGCGCATTTATTCGACTGTAGACATCTGGAAAACCGAAACTGGTTTAACCGGTACAAAAGCCATTTCCGGAGCAATTCGACAGGCGATAAGGAACGGAAAACCAGAATTAGACACCGGTTATCACTGTGTTGATTGGTATGTGGCAACTACTCGCTTTTTGCGTGATCCGGATGGTGAACATAGCCATGGCATACTCACCATTGAAAGCCTGATCGTGGAGGAACAACTATGAAAGCGGGCAAGCTAACGCACGTTATTAGAATCGTCAAAATTGACCAGTCTGGAATAGACGATTTTGGCAATCCAATAACCGAGAAAGTACCGCTAGCTACGTTGCGCGCTGAGATAGTGCAACAAAGCACCGAGGAATTCATTCGCGCCTATGGGGCGTCTGACGAGACAATTATGATCTTTAGAACCCGCTTCATTAACGGCGTCAACAACTCGTGTCTTATCGAATTTAACGGGCGCACATTTAACATCAAAGAAACATCGGAAATCGGACGGCGCGAAGGCTTAGAAATCCGGTGTCTGGAGAAATCCTAATGAGAGGTAGAAAACCCAAAAATATGAAGAATGATAACAAGGCCATCGTCTCGCGTCTTCAGCCCCCGCGCTGGTTATCGAAGGATGCAGCGGCCGAATGGAAGCGTGTGATGCCGATACTCAATGAAAGGAAAATCCTAACAGAAGCCGATATTGGAGGGTTAGAGAACTACTGTATTGCAACTGGCTTAGTCAGGGAAATGGAACGCAACATCCAAGATCAAGGAGCGATTATTTTTCGTGACGGCATGCCAAAGCGCAATCCGGCCGTAGGTATTCAAGCTGACGCTATGACCCGCGCTAGATTACTAGCGGCTGAATTGGGATTGACACCAGTATCGCGTTCGAGAGCTTCTGTAGGTGCAACTGATGATGATACCCTCTTGGATTGATAATCCCGAAGAAATCGAGGACAATTTTGGACATGGTCAAAGGGCTGTGGAATGGTTGCGCCGTCTGAAGCACCCCAAAAATCCGGACGTTGGACATCCGTTCCAATTATTCCCGTGGCAAGAACAGATCATCAAGCGCATCTATGGCCCTAGGGATAAAGACGGCCGGAGAATTGTCCGGCGCGTCGTGCTGTTATTACCGCGTGGAAACCGGAAAACCAGCCTTGCAGCAGGTATAACTCTTTTGCATTTATGCGGACCGGAAAAGCAAGCAGGTGATCTCATCATTTCGGCGGCATCCGCACATGAACAGGCGCGAGAATTATTTGATGAAGTTAGGTTAATCGTCGAATTCGATCATCGTTTATTCAGTCATATGTCAGTACGGGATTACGTCTCAAGAATATCATATCCCAAACATAAAACACGTTATGTTGCTGTCGCTGCTGATGGCAAAGTGCTTCATGGTAAAACCCCGAAAATCGTCATAGCGGATGAATTACACGCATGGGAAGGCAGCGCAGGCCGGAAACAGTGGGAAGCTCTGGATAGCGCACTCGTTAAGATACCTGAAACGCTGATGGTTATTGCAAGCACATCAGGCAGAGGGCAAGAAAACCTTGCATGGCAACAAGTTGAATATGCCATCAAAGTACAAAAAGGAGAGATAGAGGATCCAGCAACACTGCCCGTCATTTTTATGGCGGAAGACGGTGATGATTGGCATGATGAAAAAGTCTGGTATGGTGTCAATCCCGGTCTAAAATACGGTTTCCCTGATCTGAACGGCTTCAGAGATAAAGCGAAAAAGGCGGAATATTCACCTTCTGAACGCGACA